CGGCGCCGTCATCAACCTCGACGACATCACTCACCTGGACTATATGGCGAAACACGCGGGGCTGCCCGAAGTGCTTGGCAGTAAACGCTTTAAGGTTGTCGGGTGTCGGATGTACACCGTCGCCCATCTCGTGCTGGTCGCCGAAGTTGCGTCCCATAGAGACGCTGGACTCGATAGGGACAGACATATCTGCATACTGTGCTGTCATACATTGGTGCAAAATCGGCACAACATCTGGTATATCCTTAATGGCGATGCTGAATACGGTTTCATCATGAATCTGTGCGAAAAATCGTACATCGAAATCATTTCGGACATTGGATTCCCAAATCCTGCCCATCGCCAGTTTTGCCATTTCCGCACCTGAACCTTGAATGACGAAATTTGCCGATTGGCGTTCTGCTTTGGACTTCTCCCATTTGTTAGACGAATTAATGGTTTTCAAATGTCTTCTAGCACCGAGCATGGTCGATGAGTAACCGTTTTTATGCGCCTGTTCGATAACGTTCGACTTCCATTGGTTGACGATTGGGAATGCCTTTGCTTTTGCGTCCAAGAACGCTTGTGCTTCGGCTTCCGTTACCATCAAATTTTGGGACATGGTTTTTGCCTGCGAACCGTACAGTTCGGCAAAATTCACCGTCTTTCCATTGGCACGACACTGTTTTGCCCACTTGTGTTTCGGATGACTCTCATCGTCTATGAGGGCTTTGAACTCGTCGTAAGGCATATCAGCAATACTCGCCCCGGTAATACTGTGCATATCGCGTGGATGCTCGCCTATATAACAGGACAGCATTGCAGAGTCTTGGGATGCGTGCGCCGTCAGACGGAGTTCCTGCGCCGAAAAGTCCAGCGATACAATCAGCGCGTCTTTATGATGCGGGACGAAAATGGTTCTGAAATCACCCGCACCCTTTGATAATTGCTGTAAATTTGGCATACTGCTTGAAAATCTACGGGTTACGGTTGCACACTGATTGAAACTAGACCTGATTTTCCCGTCCTTCCAATGGGGCAGGGTGGGGTAGGGTTTGTAATACAAACCTTCACGGGTGTTGTACATCTTGATTTTCAGTAATGCCTGCAATACGGCTCGACGTTCGTCCGACTCATCGGTCAAATCAAAATGCAGTGCTGATTGGATTGCCGCATCATCGGTAGACGGAGAACCTTCGACACCCCTCGCCCGCATATTGTCGGTCGGTTTGTTGCGTATCCTGACCGGCAGTTTCATTACTTCGTAAATCAGTTCCTGCATCTGCTTCGGACTGCCTGCGTTGAATTGCGGTTTACCTTTGAACTTAGAACGTACAAGGGTGTTGATTTGTTTCAAATCCCCAAGTTCCAAAGCGGCGGCAAGTTCTATACAACCCTGTTCGCTCACGGCTTGAATCAATCTGCCGATTAACTTCACACGAGTGTCCAACTCTTTACCGGTCATAATATGAAACGCATACTTGACCCATTGGGGGGTGTGCCAAGTGTGTTCGTCAGCCTCTATAAAAAGTGAGCCTTCCCAACCTTTGTTCGTCAGGTATTTGTCCAATATGGCTTCTTGAGCAAGTCTGTCTGACTTGTCCCTTGCAACCATCTTAGACAAGGCTACTTGGTCGATTTTTACGCCGTCGATAAATGCCTGTGCCACCCAAAAGGCTGCGCCGATTTCTACTTTACGGTAGATGTCCCAAACACCTTCAATCTGCATATGCAATTTGAACCAGTTGTAGAGGGCTGCCGTTGTCAGGGTGTCATCCGCACCATAAGCCAAAACTTCGGACAGCGAGAGTTCGTCCATCTTACGTTTGCGCCCTGTTTCAGGGTCGGTTACGGTTTCCTCATAAGACGTTTGGTCATAACCCAGCCAGCGTTTGCTGTTCGGCTTCAGACCGAGTGATTCGTTCTCATCTACATATGAAGCCATTAACTTCGTATCGTCGATGTCTTTGAGGAAGTAACCTAACTCGTTATGCAGTACAACCAACTCAAAGTTGCTGTTGTGTACTACCCAACGGTGCGTGGGGTTAATCATCTCAAACACAGATTTCCACTGCTGCTCTGTACAATTTCGGGTATCAGCGTGATTGACAGAAAAATAATAGGTTCTGTGGAAGTTACCGCCTAATGTAAGGGAGAAGCCTGTCAATCTGCTTCCGTATACATCCACACCACCTTGTTTGCCGTTGGTTTCCAGCCAGTTGTCGGATTCCTCCGACGTGGAAGTCTCTATATCCATAGAAACCAGGTTGTTTTCGGTCAACAGTTGCCTGACCCGCACCATAACATCGTCGAAATTGTCTTCAGTTACACCCTCGATTTGCTGCTGCCAATCGGAAAGGAACGGATGTACGTCTCCTTTGCACATACCGTGTTGCCAAACGATTTTTTCAGGTTGAACCTTATCGGTCATCAGAGTGGCGAGCTTCAGGGATTTCTCAACGAGTGGGGCGTAGTCAATCAGCGGTTTGAGTTTCGGACAGCTCTCCAAATCTTCTTCGAGTTTAAGTAGGGTTTTCCCTTGGATGTAGGTACGCAGGACTTTCATACCGTTGTCGCCGAACTTCTTATAAACCTCTTCAAATGATTTTGGCCCGAACCCTTTTGCACCTGAGATGTTGTCTGACGAGTCCCCGACGGTTGCCTTGTAAACATCTATGAACTCATAGGGAAAATCGCCATAAGGTTTCGGGTTAAACTCGCCTTTTACATAGGCACTGACATTAGGATGTTGACAACAAACCAGCAAATCGTGGTCGTATGTCCAAATCAAGACAGGTTCTTGTTTTGCGTAGTATTCGCAAAACCAGCCAATCAGGTCATCTGCTTCAACATAGTCGTACTTTGCTGTCTGAGCTCCCAAGTTCAGTAGGTCTTGGGTCAGCGTGCTTATCATACGGTTATACTCGTTATGCAACGCCTGACAGTTTGTACGCCCTGACTTGTAAAGTGGGTCTACCTGTTTGCGGGCGGAAGTGGCGTTTTGCCCGTCGAACACGATAATCATATCCTTTGGGTTTAAATCCACTGCACGGAGAAAGGTTGCGATACTGTTTGCCGTATTGTCGTACCCATATTGTGCTGAATTGACAAATACTTCTTTGCCATTTTGGTCTACAGAGTAAAAACCATTTTCCGTATCCTTGCCTGCATACATAGCACGCTTGGCTATACTGGCTATATCGACCAATACTTTCATCATAATTCCTTTGAGAAATCCCTACGGTTTTACCGTAGGGATTTGTTAAATACTCAACAGCTTTTGATAATATTTTTTGAGATTGACTGCTTCTAACTGCATCCTGTAACCGTCCCAACCTGTTTTGGCTTGAACCGATTTTAGAAAGTCCAATACAGACAGTACGTCCCCCATTGCGTCGTGGGCTTGCCGTTCGGGAAGGTTTAGAGCCTTAACCAAATGTTGCAGCTTGCGGCTCTTCGATTCTGGGTAAACCCTGCCTGCTAAAACCACTGTGTCCAATTTCTTTAAGTGGGAAAAATATTGCTCCCCCATCATCCTTAAGTCGAAATTGATATTGTGTGCAACCGCCACTGCTGCGCGGCGGAGCATACTGTCGAACCTCAAATCACGGTAAACCTGACTCAGTGTGGGTTTCCCCTTTACATCATCATTTGAAATGCCGTGAACAGCGTATGCACCTTCGTCAATCGGCATTTCAGGGTCTATCAAGGTCTGGAATTTGTCGACTATTTCCAATGAAGCAGGGTGGGCAAGCAGGGCTGCCAGTTGGATGGGCCTGTCTTGTAAGCCAAGCCCAGTCGTCTCGGTATCGAAAATCAACAGCATTATGCAGAAGGGTTGTCAACCCGTTCAAAAACAGAAGTCGGGTAGGAGTTACCGTTATTTGTTTTGCGGACGACACGTTTGATTTTCAAAACTTTGTCATTAGAGGTTGGAGTAAGGAAGCATTTGGCTACAAAACCGTTCCACTCACGCAATGCAGACGGAGACATATAAATTGCCAGCAGGCTTTCGTCTTCGGTCAGGTTGACAGGTTTGTCCGATGCGAGATAGGTAACGTACAGTACGGCGCGTTCCTTCCAAGATGCTTTGCTAAATCCACGGGATTTAACCATCTGCATAAACTCGTCTTTGTTATAAGACTCATCGCCAAACGTAACGGTTTCATTGTCCCAGCAGCAGACTTGGAGCTTCTTCTCATCATCACTCAACCCTTGTGTACCTAAATCAAGTTTGTGGTATGAAGAGATACTTTGAGGTTCAACAATCAAGAACTCGCCTGCTGACTGCTCTGTTTGGGCGCGGACAGTAATACCGGCGGATTCGACACTGCATGAGGTGGAGGCTTCCATAGGTAAGAATTTTGCGCCGATGATGGTCTCAAACCGGTCTTTCAGAGAAGCAAACTTGTTGACAGGTTTAGCTTGAGCTACGGCGGGGGTTGGTGCTTGTTGGACAGCAGGGGTTGCTACGGAAGTTTCGTTGGTTTCGTTTTGCACATCTTCAAAATTGCGTGTCAGAGACATAGTAAATTTCCTTTTGTTAAGTATTAAGTTTCATGTATATAGTGTACAAAATATGTACATTTAAGATTGCTGGAAAATACTCCGAGTGCGTACTCGGAGCTTTCCAACAAGGTATGCAGATATTACTCTGCAAATTCTGTATTTGCAATACACAAAGTGTATAGTTTTTAGATACGTTTGAATTTCCTTATATTTTCCATAGCCATTTGGTTAGGGTTAAGTTTTACACCCCTAGAAATTGTATCGGTTATTACATTCTCCACAGCCAGGTTAGAGTTAGAGAGAGTGTGATACATTTCATAGGCTGACGAATAAATAGGCGTTTCCCCTGTTGTGCGGATATGCTCCCTATACAACAGGTAAACCCTGTCTACATCCAATGTAATAAACTCTCCTATACCGACTACAGGATGGTCTTCAGTAGCGATAAAGTAGTGTTCATCCTTAACTGCACGAAGTTTGCCTTCAGGAATATTGGACAGCATAGCAATGAGGTCAACAAGACGAACTGCCTCAGACTCAATACGTCTTGACCAAATCACATCACTCAGCAGTGAGGTTCTTAAGGCTTCCAATTTGGTCGTGAATCTGTCGGGAAACCATTTGTTAATGAAGTTCTCAAAAAATCTGAACCCTGTCATAGCAATAGCTGCATTCTCGACAATACGGTCGCTGATTTGCAGAACCCTAAAGTGTTCTTGACACTCTTCTGAACAAGAATTGTAAAGTCCTGCAAGATACTCCATATCAGTTTCCATAACTTCCTGAACCAGACTCCAACCTATAATGGACATATCCCGTGTGTTTTCAGAAAGGTGTTTGGCGTATTTACCTCGACCATACTTATCTGAGGTATGAAACCCTACTGGAACGATACGCTCCATTAATGAAGTCTGTGAGGTCTCTAAAGTTTCCCCCATAAATGCAACCGGTGCGAACATCGGGTCATCAACCATACCATTGTGGTGTTGACCCTCTCCACGACCACCTGCCTTGCGAATTTGACCTCCGATGGTGTAGGCATTTTGCAGATACTGCCTAAAACTCTTCATCCACTGGGTTTCCCCTAAGTTTTGAGCCTTAACCTCGTCGATAACCAAAGGTATAGAGGCGGTTGCAGACGACATCAGTCGGAGTGCGGCGGGGGTAAGTCCGTCTCCCGCTGCATTTACACGAAATGGGGTCTTCCATGTAAACATGGACAGCATGATATTCATGGTTGTGGTCTTACCGCAGCCTGCGTCCCCATACACCTGCATAATTGGGAAGTTTTTAATCAACTTCATCATAAACAACGGGTGTTTCAACAGGCAGGCTGTAAACCAGCCGAGCATGGCTGACATGGCAAATGCGTTCCCATTCAACTCCAAAAGAGATTCCACAGTTATGTGAATAGGTGATTTGGTGGTTTCCAAAGTGTACGGGGTTTTATCTAAATCCACTCCGAACCTTCCAGACGTATTTGCCTCTTCAACGTAAATCGGGGTAGGTAGGGGTTTCCCGTCTGTGCTCAAATGGTAGTTACTTTGACTTACCTTTACTTCGGACGGGGACACCCAATACATATTCAGACAATCTTTTAAACCGTCTTCTGGGTCATGCACCAGTTGGCAATAAATCCCTTCCAATGGGGTTGCCAGTGCCTCATCACACTCGCTCAAATTCTGTCTGACAAACTGCAACCAAGACTGTTGAATCTGACTGTACATCTTAGGTGTGCAAGCCTCCAAATGACCGCCAAGTTGCATAATCAACTTTGTCATCTTCTTCTGGTCCATGTGTGTTTCAACAGGGATTACAGTTCGTGGACGCTCCTCTCCTGCGATTAAGGGGATAACACTATATGCCTTAATCAAACCTGTTTCTGATTTGATGGTCATCAGAGACCCCTTCTTCCAAGAGAAGTTAGAGATACTGCGTTGCTCTTCTTTACCCAATTCAATTACACCCATTTCGTCAGATTTTACCCTGTCCCGCATATCGCGCAGGTCTTGTTGCCTTCGTGCTTCCCTGTCGGTATCCAGTGTTTGCTTACCAAACAAGTCCATATTCTCTTTCAACTCAGGTTCAAGTATAGAGGCAAAGACATCAGGGTAATACACATAGCAGGGGTTGTTTACTACGGAGCGGAACGTAGTCCTCATGGATTGTTCAATAGACTCCCTGGTTTGATGTGATGCTCCCGCCACCCCTACACGACTCTCAATAAACTCAGAACAGGCTGCAATATACTCATCCTCTTTACCAAAGTCGTTATAGCCAACAGCGCAAGCGGCAATAGCTAGCTGGAGTTTTATGACATTTAAATCCAAACCCTGTCTTATACCCTTACCTTTAAAAGCGTCTGCAACGGTAGGCGGAACAACCGTCCAGTCTGCAAAATCAACTGCCTTTGACTTATTGGTGGTCTTGGCCCTCATACTTTCCTGAACGGTATTCATCGCCCTGTTAAACTCAATAAGCAGGTAATTATTCAACGTGGGTGGATTGCGTTTTAATTCCGGTCGTGGATTGGAGCAGACTTCCCAATAGATTTCCTCTGTCAATGCCCTTAACTCCGCTGCTGTTACAGGTACTTTGTAGGTTTCCCGACCGTCTGAGAGTACGCGCTTGTGATTAACAGTTCGCCACATACGGCCTTTACCTAACGAGTAGATGCTCAAATCCATGTGGTCTGTAATCAAGTCTTCGTTACTGGCTAGCATACGGTAAACGGTAGGTAAAACAGGGCTGCCTGCTGCCATCATGCTTTTGAGCGTGGCTGCATTACAAAAACATTCCAGAGGTATAGTGCAGTGAATACCTTTCTTACCACTTAGAAACCATGAGGCCTGCTCTAAATCAAACCCTTTTTCCTCCAACCTATACATGAACCGTCTGACAGAATCCAGTACGTCTTGAATACTGTCCCCGTCCCAGTCGAAGTACAGAGGCCCTCTATATCGAACATTGGCCGGACGCTGTTCTCCTTTCTCCCAGACCTCACTTATATCCAGTACAGTCATAAACTCAGGGTTTTCGTCCTTTATATACTGCTCCCTAACTTCCACAGACACAGGTTTCCAAGATGATTTACCTGTTTGCGAAAAGAAGTACCAATTACTCATCTCCGAATATCCAATCTCTTAAATCTCTGTGGGACATTTGAACCTTGTTTGCTGTTTGGTCTTTATCCAGCAGGGTTTTTTGCCGTCTGACTTGAAGTGTTCCTTCGGCTACCGCGATTCTGACATGGCAGTGGTTCTTCTGACCGTTGCGGTCAATACGTCCGACAGCTTGTTCAAAATCCTTGGCGACCATAGGCAACTCTAAAAAGAGTATGTCTGAACAAACGTCCTTCAAAGTATCCAAACCTGAACCCATACTCAACGGCTGCCCTACCAGTAGTCGGCAATCCGAATCATTGACGAATCTGTCCAAAGCCTGATTCCGTTGACCATCAGACATACCGCCGTAAACAGCGACTGCTCCGTATTTAGACCCAAAGTCCTTCAATGCTTCAATCGCTTTCTTGTAGTAAGCGAACACAATCAACTTCCTGTCGCCCAATGACCTCATGACTTCTTCAAGTAAGTCAAATCCGACTACCATTTTTCTGGCTCTACTACGCTCTTCGGGTGTCTCAAAGTATTCCTCATACCCTATAATGATTTGCTGTAGGGTTGTATTGAGTTTTTGTATTGTCGTCATGTCTATTTCACGACCCTCAACTTCAAGAAGTTCCATTTCAGCGAGTTTTTTGTATGCCTCCATATGGTCTGGGTTCAACTCGTATATGATGGGTTCGTAAGTAACTTCAGGAAGGTCTGGGTCGATTTCCCTCCTGAAAGCCCTAGCACTGTTGAATAAAAAATTCTCACTCAGCAAATCCTCACGCTTCCATGAGGTTACAGCGTCGAACATATCCCTGCCTCCGACGTGTAATGCTTCAAAAAAACTTTTGGAGGCGTATGCGGTAGGATTGGTCAAACGGCAGTAACCGTATACATCTTCAGGTGTTGTAATAGGCGTGCCTGTCATTAAAATCAGATGTCGTTTAGGTTTCATAACTTACCTTTAAGTAAGGCTTTCAGACGGCTTACCGAACTTTCCTCAAGTTGCCGTTTCTGCTTCGACTTCGTAGCAGTAGGGCGGACTGACTTGTTGCGGTCGATGTAGGTTCTGTCTAGGTTGTGGAATGCCCATACACACTTATGATTCATTGTGGCATGGTTTTTGACCGATACAGCTTCATCGACAATCAGTGTGGCATTACGGTCTTTGTAAAATTCATACAGTCTGTCAAAATCACGTTTGAATATATCGATGGACATCAAAATAAATTGAACATCCAAATCCAAACCCTTCCTTTGTGTAGGCGTTCCACGGTATACAGTTACGGAATGTATACCGTCTATCGACCTAAGCCACTTGTCCCACTGCCTGAGAAGGATAGGGGGCATTAAAATCAAACAATGGCCTCCATACTTTATTTGGTGGTAAAGGGCAGTTACCGTTGCTGTCCCAGTCTTTCCCAAACCTACTGTGAAATACATACCGGCAGCAGGTTTATCTGCAAAAGCGTTAACCCAAGCCTCTTGGTAGTCGTAGAGTTTGAATGGCATTCCGTATTTGCTGTAAACCTGCTCGGTGAAATTACCGAAAGGTTGTACGTCTACGTCTGGCTTCTCGGACTTTATAGACTCAAAGAGGTTCTCTGGTACAAAGTCCTGTTTCGGGCTGTAATGGATTTTTGGTCTACTCTTCGTCCACTCCGTACTCGTTGTAAAAGTTTTCATCTAAATTTCCCATATCAATATCGCCAATCAACTTCAGCAAGTCGTAGTCCTCTCCGCTATTTACCAATTTAGCAAACCGCTCTCTGTCCTGCTTCTCTTTAACCCGTTGATTCAAAATCATAAGGTCAGCCATTTGATTGGCAAACTCCGGTTTGTACCAGGGTGCACCTCCTTCTTCTACCCTCAGTATCCTACCTGTACTGACAATACTTCCATCTGCCATTCTTAAAACTTCACGCTCAGGAGAGGTGTGATACCGGTACAAATGCGGAAACCTTCTAAAGTATTCAGGTCTTGGGTAAAAACCACCGTTTGCATAATCCTTCAACTGACCAACTTTGTATGAATCTATAGGGAAAAATCTTCGTATAGGTTCTCCGTGCGGATTTTCAGGGTTGGGTTTATAAAGCTGGGCATGGAAAGCCCTGCATAAATAGTCAATCTCTTCAGGGTTTTTAACACCGACGGTCGGAAGCTCTTTTCTGTACAAATCCCTCGGATTTAGTGCGCGGTGGAATACAATCTCATCTTTATCACTACAACACTCTGCGTCTGTCTCAAATACAGGCTCTAAATCATCAGCAGTGAGTTTTGGTTTGCTTTCATCCAAATACTCCCCTATGGCTGAAGGCAAGAACTTCACAAAGTACATGAAAAGCTCTTTATTCTTAACGCGGTTTGGATTTATCTTTGAAACTATTTTTAGAAATCCGTCTACATCGGCACAAACAGCAGGGCTGCCACGACCTATGTTGATATGTCGCAAATAATCTGACTGACTGATATTTGCTAAAACCTTACCCCACGCCATACCCATAGCAGTGAACACAGGTTTTAGTGGAAAGAAATCCCCATACAAATCCAGCTTCAAGGTTTCTAAGCTCTCACCCTTATAGTAGGTAAACTTAAAAGGTAGAATTATTTGACTCATTTATAATTCTTTCTTAACGCATACGCCTGAACTTGTACGTTCAGGCGTATTTACTATACAAAATTTGTATACTGTTGGCAATCTGATTTTTAATTCAGGTTTCTAACTTGGCTAAAATGTTCCGATAACCAACTTGTTGTAAGTATCAAGTAGATGTTTCTTAATGTAACCTGACAGGTCTTCAACTGTATCTGTTTCGGGGTTTGTAATAATTTCCGTCAGATACTCGTTATCCTCACGACCATCCCAGAGTTTGATATAAGAACCATCTCCATACCCGTTCTCCCACCTAAATTCGTTCAGTGCGGATTTACCGACATACAACTTGTACAGGTCTTCAAACGTCATATCGAGTTTGCAACACAGTTTACGAAAAGCAGCCATCACCATAAATGGGTCAGTCTCTGAAACCAAACGCATAACCAAATCGGGTAATGTACACTCATCTAGATTGTAATTCCCCGAATCCCAATGTTCGCATACTCTACTTATAGAGCCCATTTCAATCAAACTTGGAGACTCAGCCATAATATAGGACATAATGAAATGCCACATATCGACCAACTCCAACTTAGCTTGGTGTAGGTCGGGTGTCTGCTTCTTCCACCACTTGAAGCCAATATGCTCTGAAAACTCTGCTGCTTCTACCATCAAGGCTTGGCGGTAATTCCAATTCTTCGATACCCAATGTTCGTCAAGAAATGTATTCAACCTGTTTTGAATATCGAACATCAGTAATACCTTGTCCTCTGTATTCATACTTCCCACCCCTCGGTTTCACAACTTTCTCTAATCATGTTCAGAGCATAAATATTCTCGGATGCCTTCCGTGCGTCATCATCTGTAAACTTGATGCAGTTGGAGAAATCAAGGCTGCATTTCAAGTCAGATACCTTAATCATCAATGGTGTAAAGTCCTTTGTACGTTTTGTATAACCTAATAGGAATTTAATATGGTCTTCTTGGGACTCCCCACATTGGCGGGTCAATATTTGAAGCTGTGTCAACTGTTTGTCCGATACACCTATATCAGTTAACTCCCTCTCTGTAATGTCTACCCTACTGAAAATTCCCGACAACATAGCTACCACCTCATCTGTACCTGAGTTCAGTGAGATATTCACTAAGTGGTCAATCAAAGGGTTGCCGAAGTTATCAGTTAAATCTTTGGTGCGGTCTGCAACCAGTTTTCTTGTTAAAGTGTAAGTGTCTGACATGGTTTCAGTTCCTGTGTGCTCATCAGCTCGTTGTGATAAGTCCTTGCATTTTTAAAGGTATCAAACTCACGGCGGTTCTCAAGTTTGACAGGGTGATTGTTACTACCTGAACAATCTTGATTACCTCCTGCTATAAGTGAATATTCCCCAACTTCCCACTCCAGTGTATTAGGATTAAGTCTAGTAATAACGGTGGTATAGTTGAATAAATTTGGGCGGCGGTTCTTCGCCGGTTGAAGGATGTCAGTTGATTTTCGCTTAAAACTCATCTCAGACTCGATTCTACAAAAACTCTAAATTGCTCCCAGCCGTAAAAATTGCGGCAGGCTTTATTTGCTTGACGTAGGGCAACCGCTTGATGTTCTGTGGGGGATGCGTGGAGGGGTCGGCTACCCACCAAGCGTTCAAACAATTTCAAATCATCACCCTCACTAGGGTTTGTCCCGTCATGTTTCAAATATGAAACACGGGCGCATCTTGCCGCGCTAAGTTTAGCCAAGTGTTTGTATGCGTCGTGTTCAGCCTTGCTCAACGGAGTGTCGTTGATGTTTGACGTTTTAATTTCGTAGGCCAGTGATTCAAATCTGCCGTCCTCTATGTAAGGCAGATGGTAATCAGACTGTTTCGGACTGCTGCTTTGGATTGCGTTGTAAATGGCCTCGGCAAGTGCCTGAATCTCAGGTTGTGCATCCTTATGCCGTCTGAGCTCGAAAAAGTTGTCCCATTCGGTCGCCGTTATGACTGTGTGCATATACTGGAACGGTTCGAGAACACGGTTCACAACCTGTTTATGCAGACCTAACCCATTCAGTGTAGCTGCACAGTCCGCTGCAAGCATCGCGCTGTTGCGCCAAGCAGATTCCGCAGCTTCTTTATCAGATACCTCGGATTCAGCCTGCATACCCGCTTGATTCAACCCCCAATGCACAGGCATTGCCGGGTCATTGCGTACTTGCTCTATCATTTTTGAAACGGGGATAGCCCTGCTTGACGATGAGTTGCGGGAAAACGCTCGGTGGGTCAGGAACTCGGAATGGATAAAACGCGGATACTTCAGTTGTAATGTGGTAATCCTTGCGCCCGCCTGTGAAACGGAATCCGCAATCACTTTAGCTTCAATCATATTCAATTAAATCCTTATAAGCATTGGTAAAAGAGTGCTACAACCTAATAACAGTTAAATAGAGGTAATCAACCCTAAGGTAGACTCACTTATAACGGAGTCTGTCCTTTACGGATTGAGGTATCTTTGGGAGATACCCCCAAGCGGCGTGTGAGTCAGGGTCAAATGTACCTATTGTTAATATCCCGTAGTTGGTTAAAAGTAGGAGCTTCTTAGCTCCGGCAGGAGGGTTATGCAGTTTGGCATCCAGTAGGGTTACTGACTCCGCCGTAGGGTATTTAGCTACCATTTTCAGCACTTTCGTAATTAATCAGTTCAGAAATACTCCTAAACGCGGTATCTAAACTAGATTCTTGGTCAATACCTGACTGTGCGAGCCACAAATTCCGTAGGGCTTGATACTGACTCCCTGTGAACAGGCATAAGTTCAGTTTGTCTTCCATAAGTTTGAAGGTGTCGTGTTCAATAATGGCTGGTAGATAACCTTTTTCAGACTTCAATTTCACTAAGTACCAAAGGGCTTTCCTCAAATCCTCAACTCCGTTTTTATGCTTGTAACGCCAAACATATTTAAAAGAGTTTCCTAGTGCAAAACCCATGTACTTTGTAAATTCCCAGCATTCCACCGGCTGAGTCTTGTAATGGTTTGGATTTATATTATCCGACATATGCATATCCTTTCCTAAATTCGTATATTCAATAGGCGTAACTACAGGCGGCCCAATCCCGCCTAAGTTCCTCACGTCGTCCGTAAACCTCATTTTCAGAGTCTTCAAATTCTTTCTTTAATCTGCACTGGGCTTCCAGCATGGATTCACGCTTCAAATCCTGTTCCCAGCCTTCTACAGACATATCCCACTCTGCTAATAACTCTTCATAGACTTCTGAATAAAGTTCCTCAAGACGCTCATATGCGGCCTCGTCCATTTCGATTTTAGACAAGTACCTGTCTAAATCACGCATAATTGGGTCAAACATATTAAAATTCCTCTTTGAACTCCAGGTTAAGTCCGAATGTGTACCAAACATAGGCTTTCAGGTTTTCTCAGGTGTACCATTAAAGCTGTATAAGAATGTTCCCATTTCGGATACCTCTTAAATTGGCTCAAAATCGGCGGTATATTGCCCTCCGTGCTTCACTTGCCCTTGTAAGCAAATCTGTCGGTAGCCAGCAGGGTCAACATCACCAGCCCCAGTAAAAATATCAGTGCCGCCGCCGGCAGGTAGGCCACATAGCCGAAATCCGTCAAACCTGACAAGTCGGCTCCAATCATCACGAGCGAGGTGAACAGGGCGATGAGCGAAACGATGTAGAGAATGAGGCTAAGCATCTTCTGCCTCCGTTTCAGACGGCATTTTGTTCAACAGGGTTTTGACGCGGGTGATTGCCCAGCTGATATTGTCTTCTGTGTAATCTGTGGCGGCATACAGAATCGCGTTCATCGCCTCATGGGTGTCTATGTTGAAGTCAATAAGGCACAACTTGTCGTGCATTTCGCAGTACTTTTTGCCTTTCAATTTCTTAAACTTCGGCGCATCATCGCGCTGCCGCTCCAAGTACCAAATCGCCTTTTCCAAGTCTTCGCGGCCGTTTTTTTCCTTGTGCCTCCAGAT